AGCTTCATGCCGCGAAGGGCGACCTTCAGACCACGCTCATCAATGAACGCCGCGATGTCGATCAGAGACTGCTCCAACGAAGTTTCGTTGAGATCAGCCGCAGTCGCCAGCGTGTTCGACCAGTTGCCGCCACCAGTGGTGGTGTGCGCAGTACTCAGAAGGCAGACACCGTCGCCGCCCAGATAGCTGGACGAGAAAGCATTATTGAGTACGGAAGCACCCTTCACCTGTTTGGTGTTGGACATCGAACGCGCCAGAGCGCGGGTATAACGAGAGCTGAGTTTGTCGTAGAGGTTGTCCTCAACGGCTTCCTCAGTGATCGCAAACGCGAGAGCGATGGTCTCGTGCGTATAGCGGGCAGTGAAAGCTTCACCCGCCGTATCGTACGAGACCGCAGCGCCTTCGCCCTTCACAGGGGCCTGACCGAAGCCAGACAGCATGACCTCTTCCTCGAACGCACGGTCCGAAGACTCGGTGTCGAAGATCTCAGCATGCTCGTTGTCGTACCGGTCGTACTCCATACCAAAGAGGGCGTTGAGGCCCGGCTCCAGTTCCTTAAGGAGTTGTGAACGAGTGATTGCCATTGTTCAAACTCCCTTAGATGCCCGCACCAGTACCGTTAGCATTGTAACGGTAGAAGTGGTTGTTGAGGAGGACGATAGCCAGACGACCAGCAGACGCAGCATCCGAATTGGCAGGAGTGTCCTCAAAGCCAATAATACGGAGGTTCAGCGTGTTAGTTGTCGTAGCCGTCGAGACGGCGAGCTTGCCAGCAGACAGGCCCGAAACAGTGCTGCCGGTTGTCGCGGTAGCAAAGTTGGCGTTGGCGTGGACAATAGAGTCCGCAGCCGCAGCATCGCAGTTGATCAGGTAGATCTGATCAGGATGGGCAGCGATGATGCCAGTAGCGATGGAGTTCGCATAGCAAGCAGCGGTGCCGGGGTAGTAGGGAGACCAGCGGGGCTTGCCCGTCAGGTCGATATAGTTACAGCCGAGAAACGCGCCCAGAATGGGGACCGTACCGCCAGCAGCAGAGCCAACGATGTCGATCATGCCGTTCGTCAGCGGGATAACAGGGGTGCCCTGATAGATCACGCTGGAGGAACCGGCAGTTGCCGCAGTCTGAATGTTGAACACCAAGTCACCATTGGTGTTCGCGCCGCTTCCAAGCATACGATACGGGCGAAGCCCGAACGAGGCATTGATATTTGCCATTGCTCAGATCCTTGTTGAAGGGAGTTACTCGGAGGAACGGTTGCCGCCGAAAGTAACCCGGGTTTGACGTTCAGGTTTGATGATAGGCATAGACGGGTGCTGTTCACGCAGGAGATCGTTGTCTACCGCCGCAAGCTGGTCCGCAGATTGGCGACGATAATATGCATTCCTTTGTGCTGCCGTCTCTAAAGGAAACCTCGCCAGAATCAGGCCCCCTACTCCGATCACGCCCGCATGGACGCCATCCTGAATAGTGGGTGCTACGAAATCTGGGTAGTCCTCGGCGCGAACTGGTTCAAAGCCTTCGCGTAGGCGGGCGGAAAAGTTCTTCCGGTCATCAAACCCGTTGATCTCTGCACGAATCCAACGGTGCGTGTACCCCTCAGGAGGGGGCGGTGCGTCCAAGGAGGACGGGGGCTTCCAAGCCTTCACACGAGAAGTCTTGTCGCGGGCAGTCTCAGCGCGGGGGGTGCGGTCCATAAGAATGTTCCTTAACCGTTAAGCTTTTGAGCATGCCTTGCATACTCTTCTAAACTAACTCCAAGCCTCTTGGCAATAGAAACTTGGGTGGGCGTAAGTCTAACCTGCTTCTTGCCGTCTGAACGAGGTGCAGACCTAGCTGAGGCAACAGGTGAGGATGTTTGCTTACCGTGTTGAAACTTATGGGGAAATTCAGTTCTCACTCGACGGTCAAGCTCCCCATAGTATTCATCGGAAGTGGGATCATACCCATCAACTTCCACAAGTTTTTTGTGTAGATGGAACGCCGCCTGCGTCATGATCTCGTCTGAACCAAACCACGGGTTGCGTTCTGCCCAATCCTCGGCCTTCGGATCAGGACGAGCCTCACGAGTAGTCGGAGGGTAATATTGAGTTTCTTGGGCAGGAGGAGCATCATCTTCCGCCTTCCTGCGGACCTTCTGCTGACGGAGGCGCTCGTTTTCAACGGCAAGATTGCTTAACATGTGTTGGGCCGCGATCTGCCCATCCACATCGTTCATGTCGATAGATTGTTTGAGGCGCTCCTTGGCGATGACCTCCTGAGCCCGCAGACGGTTATCAAACTCCTGCACAAGGCTTTTGTCTAGGATGTCCGCACGGGTTCGATGGGTATCCATCTCTCCCTTGAGGCCGCGGGCATAGTCCAGAGCAGCCTGCTCCCGGCGCTCCGCTTCACGCAATCTATACGTGAGCTTGTCTATACGTTTCTTGACGCCCTCTGATTGAACTTCAAGGTCGTCCGCGCTCTCCTTGGCAGCTTGGGCAGGAGCCTCAGCTTTTTTCTCTACTTCAACCTCGCCTTCGGCGTCCTCAAATATAATCTCAATCTGGTCGTTATCTTTTTCCTCAGCCATGGGTATCTCCTTGGTGCGCGGTGTCAGACATGCCTAATGTCGTCTGGATCCGCGATGGTTGCGATCACCTCGTCCTCGTTAATGATGCGGACTTCCCCGCCATCAATACGGAAACGAGCCCCTGCGTAGCGACCGATGGTGACCCAATCACCCTTCTTGCACCACGGACCATTGGGGTACTTGCTCTTGTCGGCATAGGCGTCAGGGCCAATAACAAGAACATATGCCACGACAGTGGCAAGACTTTGAGCCGCTACGTACTCCTCGGGGACATACACGCTCCCGATCTTGTTCTTCCCACGGTAGGGGAGGATCAAGATGCGCCATCCAGTTGGCTGGGGGAGGCGTTCAAGGACAGACTCAGGGATTTTTGTGGGGTCCAGTACGCGGTCCTCGGCCCTGACGTAGGCGTCATTTATGGCGGAGGATGTCTCAACTGGCGCTGCATATTCAGGCATTATCAGACTTGTCATCTGTAAAAGTTTCCTGCTTCAGCAGAAGGCGGATCTCGCGCTCAACCTCAGACCAAACTTCAAGTTTGCCCCTCAGATGGCGAAAAGCGGAAAAGTCCTGAACCGAGCCTTCTGTTATCGCTTCAGAAACAACTGTTCTCCGCTCCCGTACTACCTTAAGTAACTTGTCAACAAAGTAAAGGTCAGACACGTAGTTCTCCCTATGAAAAAGCGCCCCTCTCGGGGCGCTTAGTTACCGGATGACGAACTTCGTAGCTCGCAACTGTAGACCAAAGCCACGCACGGTCATTTCACCGGCCCTTGCCCCCTTGCTTGTAAAGCCCTTCATGGGGGACGGGGGGACAGGAACGTTTTCAATTTTAGCGTAGGGGATGGATCCCTGACCTTCGATAACCTGTTCAGTGTCAACTGAGGGGTTGCGCATCTTAGAAACAGCCATAGGGTATCTCCTTAGGGGGTTTTGGTGGGGGTCTTAGACAACTTTGCCGCAAGGTCCAAGGCTTCTTGCGTAGTCATACCCTTAACAGGTTCTGTCTGCTTCGGGGGCGTGAACGTGGGGAACGTAGTCACCCTCTCAGGCGGTTTTTGGACTGTGCGGGGAGTGTCCGCAAACGCCTTCGAAACATCTGCTTTGCTAGCGGCACCCGTGTTGAGGGCATTTGTCCAGTAATTAAGACCTGAAAGATCAATTTGATCCGGGGCAGTACCTATATCTTTACGCCCTATGTTACCGTACATGGATTTCACGTACAGGTCGTTTCCTATACCTTTGAAATCAGCCGTGGGCTTAGAGACAACAAAATTTCTTGCCGTATATGGGTCGTAACTTGAGGATACCTTAGCAGGGTCGCCTTCCTTAGGGCGGAAATTCGCCACATCATAACTGTTTTTTTGGTAGTTCTGTATGTACTTTGCATAGTCATCATCTTTGGAAACGATGTCTTTTACGCCTGCTTTAAAAGCATCATTGAAATTTTCTGGGGAAATTTCTCCCGATGTCAGTTTCCCAAGCCAATAATCATATCCAGCCTTGTCAATGGCCGACATATCCGTGCCAAAACCTTTTCGGCCAATGGATGAATATGCATCCAGAACAATTTGATTAAAGTCTGGAGCACCTGTCTTTGTCGTTGGGATTACGGTAGTAGTAGTCGTCTTCTTGCTGGCAGCAAGTATTTTTGCAAAAGCAGCAGAAACTTGATCTTTAGTAGCGGCCCCAGAGGCCAACTGGTTCGTCCAATAGTCAAACCCGGCCTTATCAATTTGTCCCGGGTCTTCCCCAAAAGTCGTACGGCCAAGTGTTCCATACAGAGACTTGACGTAGTCGGCATAACTGGAGGCAGTATTACCTGTAGTTCCCGTGTTCGTGCCGGTAGTAGTTCCCGTGTTCGTGTCGGTAGTAGTTCCCGTGTTCGTGTCGGTAGTAGTTCCCGTGTTCGTGCCGGTAGCAGCCCCCGTGTTCGTGCTGGTAGCAGCCCCCGTGTTTAAGTAACGTTCGAAGGCATTCGCAACGTCCTTCTTGGTGGTGGCCCCACTATTGATTAGGTTTGTCCAATAGTCATACCCACCTTGGTCGATCTGGTTGGCACCCGTGCCAAAATCGGTGCGCCCAAGGTTACCATAGAGAGATTGGACATAGTTTCCGGTGTCCGCAATCCCTTGTTTGGAAAAGGCACCTGCCACGTCCTGCTGTGAGGCAGCCCCCGTGTTCAGGAGATTTGTCCAGTAGTCATACCCACCTTGATCAATCTGGTTTTGACCAGTGCCAAATCCCGCTCGGCCAAGGTTGCTGTACTGGAGCTTTACGTAGTCACCATAGTCGGGGATCGCAGAAGTTGTCGTGGACGTAGTCGAAGCGGGTCCTGTCAGGGTTGAAGCTGGAGCTGCTGGCGCAGCAGCCACAGGGTTCGCCTTTAAATAATCTGCAAACGACTGCGCCACACCCTCCTTAGTGGCGGTTCCTGTATTTAGGGCGTTTGTCCAGTAGTCATACCCGCCCGGATCTATTTGGTTGGCACCTGTCCCCATACCCGAACGGCCAAGGTTGCCATACAAAGACTGCACGTAATCCCCATAATCGGGGACACCCATCGTGCTCACCATGTTATTCTGATCATCTTCCATATTGCCCCCTAAGACGGACCCGCCGTCTGCGTAATAGCGGTTACGTTTGCTCTCAGGCGGGTTCTCTTGAAGACTCCTCATATAGGAGCTTACCTGATCCTCGTAGGAATTGTCACTGCCAACAGTAGACAGGGGTAGGTTATACACCTCGGCGTAAGCTTTCCATCGTTGAAGCTGTTGCGGGGAAAGGCTTCCAATGTCGGCGTAAGCTTGCTTTCCGAGCTTCTTTGCCTCCTCCTGAAACTCCGGACGGTCGCCCTCGAACATGGGGGTGAATTTGACCTCACCGCCATCCGCGAAAGGAACATAGTCCGAAGTCGAGGAGTTCGAGGAGTCCATGCTGAAGCCAGTCGCACCCGCGTAGGGGGAAAATAAATCGAAGCTCCCCGTATCCACAAACGGATACGGGGATGAAGACAGGGTTATACCCCCGTAGCCACTCCCGTAGTCACTCCCAGTGGCACCGTTTATCCCCCACCCAGCCACGCCCCCTCTCGCGGCATCCGCAATCAGGTTGTTTACCCCAAGGCTGTAGTTGTCCTGTATCTGCTGGTCGGCCCAACTTGATGAGGTCCCTGTGGTCGATGCCGTGCCAACAGGGTTTAGACCCGTTTGAGAGAAGGGGTCCGCCGCAGGGTTTGACGCCAATTGGGAGACGGCGTCACTCTCATACTGAACAGAGGCGTCTTCAAGACCTCTTGTAGCCAAATTTATACCGGCAAGGTCCAAGCCTTGTAGCGCCTTAGCGGAGGCTGGAGGGATGTAGACAGCACCAGTTTTGGCCTGAAGGTCATCTAAATAGCTACCAACGTCCGAGTTCTGTGGCAAGTAGAAAGTATTGTACCTAGCAAGCGTAGACTCACCGGGGGCAACCCTGCCCGTACGACCCGTGCCCGGGGACGGATTACCTTGTTTGTCAAAGCCCATCCAGTCAGTCTGTGTCGTCAGGATCCTGTTCTGACCCTCAGTGAAGTAATCATCGAGAGCCTGTTTCGCCTGCGCGACAGTAGCCATCGAGTTCTGGTCCTTGGCAAGAAGGATATTATTGATGCCCTTGTCGTTCTTGATACCTTCGACCTGATCAGGGGTCACAAGACCAGCAAGAGTTTTTGCTCCTTTATACCAAGAAGGGTTCTTCTGGTTGGCAGCAAGCCTATTCCCAAGAGCTTCCGTGAGACCACGATACTCCTCGTAGTTCCCTGCTAGGTTCTCTCCAAGCATTCCACGAAGCAAACGGTTGTAGTCCGCGGCGGTTGGCTTGTAGCCAAAATACGTCTTCCATTCCGAAGGGGATGTCTCCGGTAGGCTGGCTTGCGATATGGCGTCAGTAGCCGTACCAGTTTTTAACCCGGCTTCCTGAACACGAGGGCCTGTGGCATCCGAGGTTTGAAGCTCCGGGATCAGGCTATCGTTTTGGTACTGGGCAATGTACTCCGGGGACTTCATCATCTCAAAGGCAAGGTCGGAATAAGACGACCCGCTCTTCAACCTATCAACGAAGTAGTCCCGTCCACCGGTATCGGCGGCTCGTCCAAGGACCCCCTGATACAGGCTATCTACGAGCTGCTGCTTATCGAAGTCTGGGTTGGACTTGCGGGCCTCAGCTTGAAAGGCCTGAATGACAGGCTCCGCGCCACTCTTGTTGTAGACGTCGTTCCAGTACTTGAACCCCTCGTCATTTGCACCGACGTCGGACATTCCAATCATGCCATACAAGGACTTGAGGAGAGGGTTTGACGCATCTGCAGCAGGGGCCTCAGCCGCAGGAGCCGCCTTTTCAGTGGCAGGCAGATCAACCTGTGTCGCTGCACCTCCCGTGGCGTAACCCCTACCAAGGGCAGCTATACCACCTGTGGCGTACGACAGACGGGGGATCGGGAGCATTGCGACTTGCTGCCGGTTGTCCAGACCCTTTGAAGCATTCAGCAGCACATTGAGCGCATAGGACTCTCTGCTAGACGTACCTCTTTCCTTCTTGTCTGCAGACTCATCCAAGACATCGGCAGTGTCCGGGGAATCAATCGGGGCGGATGTCCCAAGGGCGGCATAGGAGCCATCTTTTTCCGACTTACCGTCGTACACCCCCATAACCTTATTGGCAAAAGCAGACGCAGGCATATCAGCCTTTCCGCCGTTATTCTTGACGGCGGCCTCCCCAAGGATGCCAACTGCAGGTCGGTCCCCAGCCTTCAAAATGTCAACAGCCCCCTGCGCCCCCTGCTGATGGGCCAAGTACAGGAGACGACCATCCGGGTCCTCGAACCCCCTCTTTTGGAGAAAGGCCCTGTTTGCAACGGCAAGACGTGCCGCAGCGTCTGCAGAGGCCTCCGTATCGTAGGGGTTCCTGAGACCCATGGACTCTGCAGTGCTATCAAGGAACTGGAACGGACCCTTCGCAGAACTCGTCTTGCTGGTTAAGTCTTTTCCACTGTTGCTTTCGATCTGGTACAGGCGTGACAGGTACCCTCCGGGAAGACGGTAGCGGCTTTCCAATCCTGAGAAGAGTTCCTGTACAGAAGCCATTACACCCTCTTTGATTCACGGGCTCGGGTCAGGGATACATTAGCACGAAGCTGCTGAATGTCCTCCATGGAGGTGCGCTTCTTGTCGTCCTCGGCCTGCCTTTGAGCAAGCTTTCGCTCGTCAAGATCGATGCGCAGAGCAGCCTCTTCAGACTTCAACTTGACCGCCTGCTCGCGGATATCGAGATCCCGCTGCTGGAGTTGGATCAAGGGATCCTCGGTCTTGCTGGGGTTCAACTGCTGTAAGACCTGATCAATCAACTGAGCTTCAATCGACGCTGCAGCCTTCTGGATCATGGCCATCGGAGGAGGGGGAGGGGCGACAGGAACTGTCATGCCGGTAGCAGGATTGATAACAGGGGTCATGGACTGCTGCGCTTCCTGCGCATGTTGCATAGCCTGCATCATGGCCATGTGGCTGATGTGCTGGAACACGTGACCAAGCAAGATCCCATACACGGCAGGCGACGTTTGGATCAGGTTTGTCTTGATGAACGCCACATGTGAAGCGATATGCGCCGTATGATCTTGATCAGGGAACGCCATAAGCTGCGGAGCCCCGGCGGGGATCATCATGGAGCGGGCATTCTCCATCGAAGGCCCCTCTGGCTGCGGTTTCGGGGGAGGAGGCAGCAACAAGTCGATGTCCCGTACGCCCAGCGCCGTGTACATCCGGTGATAGGCCTCGTACTGGTTGTGCATCTGCGGAGCGGCTTGAGAAAGCTGCAACTGCTGCTGCGCTAAAGCAATGCGCTGGGTCATCGAGAAGATGTTGGGGTCCGAAACAGGGATCACATCGACCTTGTCGTCGAAATCCTTGGCAAAGATCTGCGGACCACCCATCACGTCGTACGGATAGGCCTGCACACTCTCACGAATCGCCTGCGTCAGGAGTTTCAGCTCCTGCTTTTGGGCGTAGTGCAGCCGTTTGTGGACCGCACTCAACACACGGGATCCACGTTCCAGCAAAGCGATGGTCGTACCGACCGGCATCTCCTGATTGGAGTCCGTCATGCCAACATCGGCGGTTCCAATGAACTTTTCAGCCGCTGTTATGCAGAAACCAAGCAGTTGCATAAGGGTTGCGCTGGGTTCCTTGTACGGAAGTGGCAGCAAACTGTCCCTCAAGCTGCCTCCGGGGGCGTCAACGTCACGCCACTCGCCCGGTTGCAGCAAAGCCCCTTCATCTTGGATCCGCAGGCCCTTGGCCTTGAACCCCGCAGGCAGATTTGCCAGCGTTCCCGCGTCAATAAGCTGCCGGAGGATGGAAGTTGCGCTCCGAGACAGGTTTCCAAGGAGGTGAACGAGCCCAAAACCGTAGAAACCCAGCCCCGGCATAAACTTATAGTGGACGAAGTACTGCCGCTTACGCTTTTTGGGGTCCGCAGGGTCGTAGTTCCGGCGAATTGACAGCACATCGCCCGTATCGCTGTTGATCGTGACGATGTACGGGATCCGGATGCCCGTCTCATCCCCGTTTTCGTCCTTATCCTTAAACCCTTCGAGATCTAAGTACGTGTGGACCTCATACAGGGTATAGTCATCGGGCTCTGAGCCGGGTTCAACCCCAGAAATCTTGTCGGTCTTCTCCGCGATCTGGTCCCGATCAACATCTCCGGGTTCCTGCAGTTCGATATCACGGTAGAAACCGGACACTTGCTGCTTGCGAAGGTCGTTCTGACTGATGCGAATGACGTGTGTTACACGGTCCGCGGTCGCCAGATCCCTCGCACCGTAGGGAACGATGAGATCCTTGGGCAAAACGTAGGGGGAAACGGCCCGCCCAAGCTCCCCATCGCGGTAGACCTTCTTAAAGGTGGACCCCCCGTAACCCAGATAGTACAGCATCTGGTCGTAATCGGGGTCGTACTCCTCCATCTCAACAGTGATGTAGTAGTTGAGGAAGTCCTTAACACGCGAGGCCTGCGCCTCCTTCTCCGGCGTCCCTTGTCCAAGGATCTGGGTCCGTGCAGGACCGCCCGCGGGCAGCATTTCCTTGTAGGCCTGCGCCTGAAACTGGGTGACAGCCTCGTTCAAGATGGGATGCGTAACGCCAGTTGACCCTTCAAAAGGCTCCGTCCTATCGTCGTAGGTCAATCCAAGGAGCGTGAGCCCCTCTTCATACATACGCTTCCACTCTTCCCGCCCCTCGTCGTCGTCTTCAACGCTGGAAGTAAGGTCCTTGGACAGGCGAAGAAGGATCTTTTCAGGAAGGGCCTCGGCCAAGTTGACCCCGAAACCCAGACCAGAGACATCCAAGTTATCGTTCGGGGTGCCATAGGTAATGATCGCCCCGCCTTCGTCGTCCTCTTCAACCGTATAAGAAGCGTCCTCTTCCGAAGAAACCTCTCCAAGATCCTCCAGCGTGACGTCCTCCCCCTCAAGGTCCGAGGCCCCCGGAGCCTGTGTCAGTCCCTTATCGACGCTGTTGAAGGGTGAGTTAGCCATCAGTAGTAAACCCTGTTGGATGGACGCTTGGTCATTTCCATCTGGTAATCGTCAGGGTGACCAATGAACCCACCCTGCCTAAATCTCATCAACGCTTGAGAGGCGCAGTCAACATGATCGTCATGCTCACCAAACGGGAATGACGCCAGCTCCTCTACAACCTCCTCGGCCCACGAGGCGTCCGGCCTCCAGACCAAGCCAGACTCAAACAGGGGAGAAATCGAGTTCACCCTAGAATGTTTATCATTACCACGAGAAGGCGTAAAGTTCACCACAGGAATGCCCATCGCCCGCAGTTCCTGCGTCAACGGCGTCCCCGAGGCCTTGGCCTCGATCAAGACCGTCTCCGGCTCCCAGTACTTGTACTCTTCAAGAGTTACCCGTTTCAGGTCCGGAAACTCCCATCGCCCCTTCTTGGCGTCCAAAAGGATCGCGTTGGGGGCCGAATCCTCGGTTGGATAGAACACCCCCCACGTTTGGATGGCGCTATAGTCCGCGGTCCGTGATTTCAGGAACGCCGTGTCGTAGCTCTGTATCACGTACTGTAACCTTGGGATGTCCTTCTTCTCCCAGACCTTCCACCAATCCCTCTTGATCAAGGAAGAAGCGTCGGAGGTAGGACGCTGCATGTACTGCGCCATCCACTTCGATAACGAGATCGAAGCCTTGATCTTCTCCAGTTCCTCCAGCTTCCAGTATTCTGGCCATAGAGGCTCTCCACTATCAAAGATCGCCGGAAACTCCACGACGTCCCACTGGTCGGCCTTGGGGTCCGTGGCCTGCTGCTTCAAAAGCCGAGCCGTCAGATCGGCGTCCCCCCACCGCGTCATCACAATAACAATAGCCCCGCCGGGCTGTAGTCGCTGGCGGGGGCCAGACATGTACCACTCCCAAGCGTTGTCCAAAGCAGTGGGACTCAGCGCGTCCTGTTCGGAGTGCGGATCGTCAACAATAAACAGATCAGCTCCTCGACCCGCAATACTCCCGCCTACACCCGCCGCATAATACTCACCTCCGTCGTCCGTCTCCCAGCGATACGCCGCCTTGCTGTCCGCCCGAAGCTTCACATCAGGGAAGACCTTGTGATAATCCTCCCCGTCCATCAGGTTTCTGACCTTGCGACCAAACCGAATCGACAGGTCAGCCGTATGAGTCGCCTGCATGATCTTCTTCGTCGGCACTCGGCCAATGAACCACGAAGGGAACAAGAAGCTGGCAAACTCCGACTTCGTATGCCTCGGTGGCATATTAATGATCAACCGCTTCAATGTTCCGTTGGCCACGGCCTCCAGCTTCTCAGCCACAATCTTGTGGTGCCGCCCGGCAATGAACCCCGGCCACACGAACTTCACGTACTCCAAGAAGTTGTCGTGTGCTTTCTTCGAAGACTCTAACTGAGCAAGCCTGTCATAGAGCTTGGCAAGCTTCTTCAGGTTGTCTTCGTCAATGCGGGGGTTAACAGGGGTCATGGAAGTCCGTTAGCAACAGGGGAGGGTGTCACCCGTGGCAAGTGGGGGAGCCACGATTTGGTATTCCGCCACGGGACACGGGCGGGGCTTTCAGAAGATCTTGCGCCAGAGAGCGAGGAGCTTGGACCAAAAGGAGGGCTCCTTGGTCCGTGGACCGTAGTCGTATTTGCAGGAGGATGGGTGTTTCATGAGGTTTACGGTACTACAAAATATGGGTGGGGGGTAGGGGATCCTTGCGGGTTTTGTTGACAATTAGGGGGGGCCGGTACCTTGGAGCGATGTTGACAATTCAGGGGGTACCATAATTTTTACAATTGCTAACCGGGTGAGAAAAATCGGGTTTTACGCGCGCCCGCGAAGCCCGCGCCTCTGTAGGGGGGTGTCGGGTCGTTGACAGGCTGTTGCTCAGGCCCAGTTCGACCCCAAGGGACCCGCGTGGCATGGGCCTTGCATGGCGTGGCGCTTTCTTGTTCGTTCACGTTTTTGTGATGTTGACTATGTCTACCAGGTAGTGTCTACTCTTTTTGCGGGGCGAATCACGCCCCGCGCCATAGAAAGAAAGGCACAAAAAATGACTGATTTAATCCAAGCACTCTCGACTGCTCTCGACCGGCTCGCGAAAGTCGATTCGATCCTCGCGCGCCTTGACCGGCTCGAGATACTCTTGAACGAACTCGGCACAAGCGTTGCGCGGACCGATGACCGCGTGAGCATGCTCGAGAGCGATGACGGCGAGGACCTCGACGACAGGGTTGGCGCGATCCTTGACCGCAAGCTCGACCACGTCCTTGAGGACGCAATCGATAACGCCCTCTCGGGCCGCGAGATTACCGTCACCTTGTAACATAACCGGGAGGGCGCAAGCCCTCCCATTCCTCAGAAAGGGAAACATCATGTCAGACGTTAACAATAGCATCGCCGCCGCCCTCGCATCGCTCACGACTGCTCTCACTGCTCTGGCAATTGAGACAGCCCGGAGCCGGGGCCTTGCGTCAGCCCTAGAAGAGCGGATCGCGGCCCTTGAGGCGCGCGCTGTCAATCAGGACAACAATGCGCCTGCGGGGCCAAGCACGACTGACGTACTGCGGGCTCGCAATCTGACCACGTTCGAACGCATTAACGAGAGGGCTTGAGCATGTCAGATAGCTATATCTCAGTGAGCGAGAACGCCACAGCCTACGTCGGCCATGATGCTACTCGCCTCCTGCATGCCCGGACCGTCAAGCATGCTCTCAGGGCTTGCAAGATTGGGTTCCGCCTGACGCGGACCGCGACCCCGACACGTTCGTTCGCAATGGCCAGCAAAATCACTGGCAAGGCCTACAAGGGTGGTCAGTATGACGCGGCCATCGCAGACCTTAACGAGTGGATATGGGCCATGGAGGCCGCTCTCCCCGTCGTGAAACGATAACCAAACGGGAGGGCGCGAGCCCTCCCCATTCCATAGAAAGGGAAACATCATGATCAGAACAATAGAGATTCTCGCCTACACTGCCACATGGTTCTACATCGGCGCGATCAGCGCCCTCTCATTCTTCTAGAAAGGAACGCCACCATGACACGTCCTATCAACACCATCGCCAGTGAAATCCTACAGGATTGGAAGCGCCCTTACTTTGGCGCTGTCCCCTATCTCGCCGCGATGCAATCTCTGGACACGATAGACGACGCCTACGGCTATGACGACGCGCGGTCGATCATTCTCTACTTCATGGCCAATGCCACGACATGGCGCGGGGCCAAGGCCCGAGAGATCAAGTCCGAGTTGAAGGCCTTGACCGCGCGCCG